TGGGGAAGTGATCCTTGGGGAGAAACCGTTCGTACAACAGATGCTATAGCTACTAATATAGGCTCTGTATCAATTAGTATTGATGTACCACAAACAGTAACAGGACAACAATTACAAACAGCTATTGGTGAAGAAACAACAACTGCAGGCGCAGATGTTGATGTTACTGGAATTGAATTAACCTCTAATATTGAAAGTGTAACATTCCAAATAACAGGAAGTGTTGAACTCACAGGACAACAGCTAACAGGAACCGTTGTTACTCCAGATATTGCAGCTGGTGGTAATATTACTGTTAATCCTATTGAAGATCAATTAGATGCATTTGTTGGTCAAGTAATAGAAACTATTGAAGTAGGACCTCTTGTAGATGGTATTGCTGCAACATTCAGTATTAATGGAGTTACTACAACTGCAGATGCTAATATATCTTTAACCGGTATCAGTTTAACTTCTGCAATTGGTGATGAAACAGTAGACTTAAATACTCCTGTAGATGTCACTGGCATAGCTATGACTATGGCTATGGGTGAGGAAGATATTAATGCGGATGCTGATGTAACAGTTACAGGCCAATCAATGACTATGGCTGTTGGTTCAGTAGATGCAGTATCTGTTGCAGAGGTTACAGGACAATCATTATCTGCTAATGTAGGAAGTGTTACAATTACTGCTAATGCAGATGTAAGTTTAACAGGTATTTCAATGACTTCTAGCATTGGAACACCAGCGATTACTTCATGGCAAGAGATTGATCCAGGAGTTAATAATGTATGGACTGAGGTTGATTTAGCGGCTTGATTAAGGTAAAATTATAATTATTTAGGAGACAAAATTTATGGCATCTAGTTACTCAACAGATCTAAAACTCGAACTAATGGTCACTGGCGAAAACGCTGGTACATGGGGTGATAATACAAATAATAATTTAAATTTAATTCAACAAGCAATCGCTGGATACGAAGCAGTAGCACTTTCTGATGGTGGTACAGTTACTCTTGCAATGACAGATAAAACTATTTCGAATGCAAGAAACATGGTTATTAAATTTACTGGAACATTAACTTCAGCATCAATTGTAACTATTCCAGATTCGATTGAAAAATTTTACATCTTTGATTGTTCTGCTGTAGTCGGGCCAACAAACCTTACAATTAAAACTGCAAGTGGAACAGGTTTTACATTAGACAGAGCTGCAATCTATGCTGCGTATGCTGATGGAACAAATTTAAATGAAATATCTTTAGATACATTAGGTGGCAAGGTAGCTGCTGCACAATTAACTCCAGCAGGTTCAGACAAACAAATTCAATTTAATGACAATGGTTCTTTTGGTGGAATCGCTATTGGAACGTGTGGACAAGTTTTAACTTCCGATGGGACAAGTGCATCTTTCCAAGATCCTGCAGGTGGCGGTGCAGTAAGTTGGAACACAACGGCAATCACAGCAGATCCAAACCCAGCTGTTGCAGGAACAGGTTATTTTGTAAATACAACATCAGGTGCAGTTACGGTAACACTACCTTCATCACCATCAGCAGGAGATATCGTAGCTGTTTCAGATTATGCTCAAACGTCTACAACCAATGCAATTACTATAGGTAGAAATGGTGAAAATATTCAAGGGTCTGCCGCAGATTTAACTATTAATAAAAACGGAGCTGCTATAACTTTAATTTATGTAGATGCTACTAAAGGATGGATTGTAATTAATTCAGGAAATGAAGATGACGCTGTAGGGCCAAGATATGTAACAGCAACAGGGGGATGTGTTAGTTGTTGTGGAGATTATAAAATTCATACTTTTACAGGTCCTGGTACTTTTTGTGTATCTTGTGCAGGTAATGCATGTGGTTCAAATACTGTAGATTATTTAGTCGTAGCTGGTGGTGGAGGTGGTAGTTCATCTGTCGCTGGAGGAGGCGGTGGTGGAGGAGGATTTAGATTTTCCTCTTCAACTTTTTGTGTTCCTGGATGTGCACCCGCTAATCCTTTAGATAGTGCAGTTGACCTTTCTATTCCAGTTTCAGCAGGCCCTAATCCTGTAACAGTCGGAGGCGGAGGCCCAGGATCGCCTGGTAATGCTCCAGGAGCTGATTCAGTTTTTTCAACAATTACATCTGCAGGTGGAGGTAGTAATCCTGCTGATGGAGGTTCTGGTGGTGGAAGAGCTCATAGAGGTGGAGCAGGTGGTGCAGGAAATACACCTCCAGTTAGTCCTCCTCAAGGTCAAAATGGTGGAGCTTCCCCAGTACCTACCTATGCAGGTGGTGGCGGTGGTGGAGCAATTCAAGCTGGACAAGATGCACAACCTCCAATGCCACAAGGCCCTGGTGGTTTCGGTGGAGCTGGTGCTGGATTACCAAATGCTTTTGGAACTTCAGGTGAAAACTGTGGATCTTATTATTATTTCTCTGGCGGTGGTGGCGGAGGCGGTATGCCTCCTGGAACTGGCGGAACTGGCGGAATAGGTGGTGGTGCAAATGGTGGTTCTAATCCAGGTACAGGTGGAACTGGAACTACAAATACTGGTGGTGGCGGTGGTGGAAATGGTGGAGCAGGTGGTAACAGTGGAGCAGGTGGTTCAGGAATTGTAATTATAAGGTATAAATATCAATAGGTAAAAATTATGGCACATTTTGCAAAAATAGGATTAAACGGAAAAGTTATATCAGTATTAACATTAAATAATAAGGATATGTTAAACGCAGATGGAGTTGAAGACGAAACAGTAGGTCAACAATATTTAGAACAACACAATAATTGGCCTGCACAAATGTGGATCCAAACATCTTACAACACATCTAATAACCAACACAAAAACGGTGGAACTCCATTTAGAGGAAACTACGCAGGTATTGGTTATACTTGGGATGAAGATAATCAAATCTTCTGGCCTAAAAAACCATATGCTTCATGGACTAAAGATATAGCAACCGCATCTTGGATATCCCCTATTGGGGCTAAACCTGCTTTAACTGCAGAACAAGAATCTCAAAATGCAGCAGGAACGCACACATGGGTATATATTTGGAACGAAGAAAACCAATCTTGGGATTTAAATAATTATAGATAATTAAATATTTATTGATATAAGTGGTGGTGTGAAAAAGATATATTTTTTATCGGGGTTTCCAAGAGCAGGAAATACAATTTTATCTACAATTTTAAATCAAAATAAAGATATAGCTGTATCAGGACATTCAATGTTACCTGATTGTTTTTTTAATTTAGAAATTTTAAAAAACAAATCAACTTATCACAATTTTAAAAATGAAGAATCTTTTGAAAATGTTAAAAAAAATTTAGTAAATAATTTTTATCAACATTGGAAACAAAAATATATCATAGACCGAGCTGAATGGGGGACACCTTTTAACTATGAAATAATGAAAAAATATTGTCCTAATGAATTTAAAATAATTTTTTTATTGAGAAAACCAACTGATGTTATTAAATCTTTTTTAAAATTATGTAATGATTTCCCTAATTTTTACATTAACTCTCAATATAATAACTTAGATAAAAGTACTTTATTTAAATCGGAACAAGAAGAAAAGATTGATATTATAACTGGTAAAGATACTTTTTTTGATTGGTCTTGTTACACTTATAAAAATTTAATAGATAAACAAAATGTTTTATTTATTAAATACGAGGATTTGACGGAATCGCCAGAAAATTGTTTAAATTTAATTTATGAATTTTTAAACATACCAAAATTTAACCATACATTTGAAATAGATAAATTATTTGAAATTAACAATATAAAATATGATGATAGTTTTTTTGGAGCACCCTTACACAAAATACGTTTAGGAAAAATTACCAAAAAGAATTACCCAGAAATTAAAATTCCAAAATATGTAGAAGAAAAATATAAAAATTTAATTAAAGAATATTTATAATGTTAGAAAAATTATTGTACACTTTTAATATAGAAGATGCTTTAAAAAATATAAAAAAGCCTTTGGTAAAAGAATGTTTAAATCAAAGAAAAAATTTAAATGAAAAAATTTCTTACAATTTTGAATTACATTCTAAATATACGAACTATCTGTATAATATATTTTATAATATATCAAAAATTAATTTAAATACTTTTTCTTTAAAAGATGTAAATTTTAAAATGTGGGCTTATATTACTGACAAAGAGTATAACAAAAGCCAGTGGCACAATCATAAATTAACTGCAAGTATTAATTGTGTTTTATATTTAAAAACTCAAAAAAAAGGAATAACTTTTCAATACCAAAATCAAAAAAAACATTTGTTACCTAAAGATAATGACATGTTAATTTTTCCATCTTTTTTAGATCATTTACCAGATGTTTCAAAAACAAAACCAAGAATTGCATTAAATTTAGAATTAAGATGCAATGAATCAGTAGAAAGTATTTTTAAATTATGAATTTTAATTATCTTGGTAAAAAAGATGTGTCGACCATAGCAGATAAAGTTAAAAAAATTACTGAATGGGATCGTTATACTTTTAGACAAAAAACATATGAAGTGCATCAACACACCAAAACAATACCACTTATTTTTGATGAAGATTTTAAACATAACAATCCAACTTATCATTTAACTTTTAAAGACTATGAAAAAGATTTAAACAAATTTAAAAAATTTTTTACAAAAAAATTAGGTGAAGGATATATTATAAGAGCAATACTAGTTAATTTATTAGCTAAAAAAAATATACCAGAACATATTGATAAAGGGTTTTCATTAGATATGTGTAAAAGAATTCATATTCCAATTATTACTAATAATAAAGTATTTTTTGATGTTGGAGGAGAAAAAATTAATTTAAAAAAAGGGGAGATGTGGGAAATTAATAACTCTCAAAAAACGCATTCTGTTGAAAATAAAAGTAAATCTGATAGAGTGCATTTAATAATTGATTGGGTAATTAAATGAAAAAACAAATTTTATCAGAACAGGCTTTATACAGTGGAAATGTTTTAATGCCAAAAGGTTTCGAAATTGATCGTGAAAAATTGTCAGACAACATTTTAAAATCAACTTTAACAAATTCAGAAACTTCATTTTCAAAAACTTTAGGAATATTAAATACTTATTTGCGTGAACATCTTACTGTTGAATATGGATTTAAATTAATAAATAAAGGCACTTGGGGTAACGCATACAAACCTAACCAACAAACAATTCCTTTATTAAATGTTGATCCAATTGATTTAAAAAACTCTCCCGATTTTACTCTTCTTTATGGTGTAAAAACAGATAACTGCTTCATAAGAGTATATTATGATGATAATAGAAGAAAAGGTAGAAGTTGGGACATAGAATTAAAAGACAACATGTTTATAATGTTCCCATCAACAAATATGTATTATATTAATAATAAACAAAAAAATTCTTTAAATATTATACAAACTATAACTTATGAATATATCTAATTACTATTGGTATTTTAAGTCTGCAGTACCACCAAGATTATGTGATGACATAATCCAATACGGTTTATCTAAATCAGAGGTTTTAGCTAAAGTAGGGGGTTTTAAAAATAAAAAATTAAATAAAGATGAAATTAAAGATTTAAAAAGAAAAAGAAATTCTAACGTAGTTTGGATGAATGATACTTGGATATATAGGGAATTGCATCCATATATACATCAAGCTAACAAAAATGCAGGTTGGAATTATGATTGGGATTGGTCAGAGTCTTGCCAATTTACAAAATATAAGTTAAATCAATATTACGATTGGCATTGTGACAGCTGGGATAAGCCTTATGAAGAAGAAGGGCCTACAAAAGGTAAAGTAAGAAAATTGTCTATGACATGTCAATTAACAGATGGTTCTGAATATGAAGGCGGTGAATTAGAATTTGATTTTAGAAATTACGATCCTCATATGAGAGATGAGTCAATACACAAAGTACAATGTAAAGAAATATTACCTAAAGGTTCTATCATCGTATTCCCTTCATTTGTATGGCATAGAGTAAAACCTGTAAAGAAAGGAGTAAGATATTCATTGGTTATGTGGAACCTTGGATATCCATTTAAATAATATGAGAATTGAAAGTTATTTTAAAACCCCAATATGGTCTGAAGAAAAACCAGAATTTGTTAAATCACTTAATAAAGCTTCTAATCAATATATTAAAGACGCTAAAAAAAGAGATAAAGAATATATTAAAAAACATGGTGATTTTGGGAAGAGTTTTCATTCTACCCCTTTGTTAAGAGATAATAATTTTTTAGATTTTAGAAATTATATAGGACAAAAGTCTTGGGAATTTCTTGATTGGCAAGGTTTTGATATGCAACAGTACACCACTATATTCAGTGAACTATGGGTACAAGAGTTTGCTAAAAAAGGTGGAGGTCATCATTCAGCTCACATTCATTGGAACCAACATGTATCAGGTTTTTATTTTTTAAAATGTTCTGATAAAACTTCTTTTCCAATATTTCATGAACCTAAAACTGGTGCACGTGCTACAAAATTAAAAATGAAACCTGGTAATGGTGTATTTCATGGAAGCGAATTAATACACTTTAAACCAAAGCCTGGAACATTAATTATATTTCCTGGATACTTAGAACATGAATATGCAGTCGATCATGGTATAGAACCATTTAGATTTATACATTGGAATATTCAAGCGGTGCCAAAAGAGATGGCTAAAGATGTCATTTAAAAAAAACAAATACACAGTTATCCGTCAAGCGATCTCAAAAGATTTAGCTACGTTTGTTGCAAATTATTTAAATATGAAAAAACAAGTTTATGATACTTGTATGAAGGAGAGATATATATCACCATACGAAACATTATTAGGTTATTACGAAAAAGAAAATGACCAAATACCAAATACTTATTCTTGTTATTCTGATTTAGCCATGGAAACTTTAATGCTTAAATGTCAGCCTATTATGGAAAAAACAACAGGGTTAAAATTATATCCCGCATACACCTACGCAAGAATCTATAAAAAAGGTGATGAACTAAAAAGACACAAAGACAGATTTAGTTGTGAAATATCTACTACTATGAATTTAGGTGGTGATCCTTGGCCAATATATTTAGATCCTACAAATACAGATATACCGCCAGACACTGAGCCTTACAAAGTTATTGGAAATAAGGGTGTTAGAGTAGATTTAAAACCAGGAGATATGTTGGTTTACTCTGGCTGTATGTTGGAACATTGGAGAGAAAAATTTAAAGGTGAAGAATGTGTACAAGTATTCTTACACTACAACAATTCCAAAACACCAGGATCTAAAGAGAATATGTTTGACAAACGTCCTCACTTAGGTCTTCCCACTTGGTTTAAAAAGTAGTATTTTATGATGGATGCAGTGAACCACCACACACCACTCACTGCATCCTTTATAAGATATATTGATTATGCTATAATGCCTTATGCCATTAACAAATGTACAAATAAGACCTGGATTTAATAAACAAGTAACCGCAACAGGGGCTGAAGGTCAATGGACTGACGGTGATTTTGTTAGGTTTAGATATGGATTACCTGAAAAAATAGGTGGTTGGGAACAAATAACTAATAAAACGTTAGTTGGTGCTGTTAGAGAACAATTAGTTTGGGCTGATTTAGATGGTAGATCATACGCAGCTTTAGGATCAAATAAAGCTTTGTTTATATATTATTCAGGAGCATTTTTTGACATCACTCCATTAGATTCCGCTATAACTGGTTGTACTTTTGATACTACAGATACATCAGCAACAGTCACTGTAAATAAAATAGCTCATGGACTATCTGTTGGTGATTTATTTACATTTACTTCTGTAACACCTCCTTCTGGTGCTGGTTATGTAAGTGCAGATTTTGAAACAAATACATTTGAAGTTATAACTGTACCCACTAATGACACTTTTACAGTTACAATGGCTGCAAATGCTACTGCAACCACTTCAGCAAGTGGTGCTGCAACAATAAATCCTTATATTAAAGTAGGCCCATTAAATCAAACTGGAGGTTACGGTTGGGGCACATCCTCATTTGGAGGAGCGTCAGGAATTTTAGGTGTCTTAAATGGAGCCCTGCTTGATGACACAAACGGCACTGGAGGAACAGGAAGTTCTATAACACTTGCATCTACAATAGGCTTTCCAACTTCAGGAACTATTAAAGTTGGTGCTGAGTTTATTTCGTATACAGGATTATCAGGAAATGATTTGACAGGTATTACAAGAGATGTAGCGGGAACACGTTCGGCTCATGCTGATGGTTCTTCAGTAGAAGTTTATACTG